GAATACGATTGAGGAAAAGATTATAGTGCTTTTGTAAATCTTCAAATGTAGCAAACTTTTGATCCGTTGGAGTTAGTGGATCGTTTTGTTGTTTAGCATTAGAAGGTTCAGAAAGAAGTCCTAAAGATTTTTCAATGAGTTCTTCTTTTGGTTCTTCAATTTTTTCAGAAACAACTTCTTTTACTTTTGGTTTTGTAACTTTCTTTTTTTCTTTTGGTTTTTCAATTTTTTCTGAAAAAAGAAAACTTTCAAAAGCTTCTAATGTCTTTTCTTCTTTTTCTTTTTTTTCTTTGTTTATTTTTTTGAGTGTATTGACCTCTTCAAATATAGAATTTAAATTTAAGTCACCTACCAGTGAATTAAATTCTTCTTTTATATGCTTCTTTTCTTTAGCAACTAATTGAAAAAAGTCCGAGAGATCTGACATTATTCATTATTCTTCCGTTTGCTCTTCTTCCTCTTCTTCTCCCTCATCGTCACCAAACATTGTGTTGGCAACTTCTGGTCTAAAGGTATCAATTTTTTCTACTGATTTTGCAAAAAGCAATTCTTTAATTTTATCACTAATCTGTGATGGAGATTCATCAGTGATAATCATGTCTAAAAGATCGTCCATAAAATTTAAATTAAATAACTTCAATATATTTATATTTGACCACCCTTGGGCATATTTGGAGCTTCAGTTGCTTTTCCTTGTGTTTCTAAATCTGGTTCCATCACTGGTTTTCCTAAGTCCATAGATGCTGCACTTTGTTCTTGACCGGGAATTTCTTCAATAGGTGCATTTGGATCTGGAATAATGCCCTGTTCAATTTCTTTTTTAATTAAGGCATCTTGCTCTAATATTTCCATATCAGTTTGACGAAGAATTTTACGCCTCACATAATCTTGTGAAAAATATCTTCCAACATATGGTTCTGCAGTTCCAATCATCGACAATCTCTCATTTAATAATTCAGCATCTTTCAACTCCGAGAAATGATTGTCGTATAAGAAATCATACTGAATGTGTTCACTCATAATTTCCCAATCTTCTGGGGTTACGACATTCTTAAGAAGAAGTTGAGTTCTTAACATATTATGAAACATGTTTGAAAATCTTTTTCTCAATCTTCCAACAAATTTTGTAAACTTTAATTCATCCCTTAGAATTTCTGAAGATCGACCAAGATTAAAACCACCTTCTCCATCCATTCTTGATGGTGGAACATTTAAAGAACGATAAAGTTTTTTCTTAAAGTATTCAATGTCAGCAAGTTCTCCGAGATTTTGTCCACCAGGAAGAGTAGTAATCTCAGTTCCTCTGCCACCTTCACGACGAGGCAGCCAAAAGTCTTCAAGCAATGACATATATTTTTTATCGTCACGAATTTCACCAGTGTTTGCATCATAGACTAATTTATTGCGATATCTTTGCATCACATCTCTAAGATATTGTTCTGCTTTAATCTTAGGAAGATTACCAACATCGATGTAGAATATTCTTCTTTCTGGAGCACGAGATAATCTGTAAATAACAAGACTATCCTCAATCATTCTTAATTGGTTGAGTGATTTAATCGCTTTATGTAAGTATGAAAGTGTTGATCCCTTATTTCTATCTACCAATCCAGATGTGCAATATGCAATGGAATCTTTTGTAAATTTAACTCCTTGATTGGTTCCCATTACATTAATTGTTCCTGTTGGGAATGCGCTCTTTGGATTAAAAACAAAATATTCTTCTAACTCTGGAAATCTGTAGTCCATTGGATCTACATTTTCCGAAAACTGTGGATTTGGATTTAATTTATTATCTTGTTTTTTTAATTGACGAACATAACGCATTTTCATTGCGTCAATATACCTTAAATCTTGAATTCCATCCTGTGGATTTTTTAGATCAATAACTTTATGGTAATAAAGACGACCATCTATATACCAATTTCTATAGATTTCGTGTGCTTTTTTATCAAAATCTAAAAGACTGAGAATATATTTAAACTCTTGACGAATTCTATTTTTAATACCATCACTTGCATTTAAATTTGAAAGTTCAATTTCCACGGGACTGTCATTTGTATCTGAGACAATAGCTTCATTAACAATATCTTCAATAGCACTATCAACTTCTGGATGAAGTGCCATCTGACGATATTTTGTAATTAAATCATATTCTGTTCTATAAATTCCTTCAATATCTACATACTGTCCGTAGAAACCACTACTTACAGTAAAGTCTGAAGCATCCTCATCGTTTGGAACAACTGGAGATACAGCAGACTTTGATAGACTATTTTCATCTTCAATAGAAAATCCAAAAAGATTTGCCATGTTGTAGTTTTAATTCATTTTTCAGTATTTATCTAATTACTGAAGTGCGCCTGGACCATCATTGAGTTCAAAGTATTGAACTTGTAGATCTACAGTAAACTCAGAAATGGTATCAGTTGATTCATAGGATAAATCAAGAGCACTGACAGTTGTTGGAAAAGTTCCAAAAAGTTTTGCACTTCTCAAGATTGAAACATTTCCGGTAGCAGCGCTTTTTCCTGTTCCCGCACCATCTCTTCCAAGTTGATAAACAATCATATCAGTTTGATATGATGCCGGATCAGTATATCCAGTATTATTATCTAATTTACTCAGATAATTCATCCACTTTTCAAATGAGTGACGAAGTTTAAAATCTACGTCATTGATAATTGTAATTGTCCATGGATCAAATGTTCTGTCTCCGGCAACTTTTAAAATGCGACCTCTGAATGGGACATCAATGGATGATACATTTGAAGCAGGAAGTTGTGCTGCTTTACACAGAAATCTTCCCTTTGTTAAAGTTGCTGGATCAACACCAACATCAGTTGGGAATGCCATTTCAACTTCAAATAGGTTGGGTCTTGATCCACCACCTGTAAGTTGACCTTTGAAATCTGTAATTTTTCTAATGGGAATTGCCATTGTTTTTGACCTCCGTTATAAATTGTTTAATAAATTAAACTCTACCAGCTACTTCACTAAAACTCACACCCGTGCGGGTTGCAACGAAGGTCAGACTTACAAAGTTGATAGATTTTGCAGGTTTGATATAAATATCTGCCCTGAATTCATTATTATCAATAACATCTGGTGTGTTATTTGTAGTATCACAAATAACTAAGAAATCATATAGACCTCTTTTTGCTTGAACGTCACGTAGAAATGGCTCAACAATGTTAACAAAATTTGCTCGTGTTACTTCATCATTGAATTCAAAGAGTTGCGCTTTAGCAGCATTTTCAAGAGATTTTTCGAGAGTCAGGAATAATCTTCTAACATTAATTCTATCGAATGCTGATTGATAACCAAGAGCAGTTTTATCACCAAATAATAGAACACCAACACCTGGTTGAAGAATAACTGGATTTACTCTTGCAATGTAAAGAGCATCTCTCTGAGCTTTATTTGGACTATACGCAAGTTTAGTTGCATTATTAAATACACCTCTTTGAGTTCCTGCTGGTGAGAACCATGGAAACTGATTTAAGTCAGTTCTTGCCATAATTCCAGCAACATCAGCATTACAAGGAATATAACGAAAAACATTATTAAATCTATCATACATGTATTTGTATCCAGAATCAAACACTGCATAAGAAGATGATTGGATTGCATCAAAGAATTGAACAATGTTTGTAGTTTGAGATGCTGAAGAAGTGTTATTAAGATTTGCTCCAATAACTGCAGATCTGTAAGGTGAAATGACTGCTAAGCAATCTTGTCTTGCTTCGGCAATATCAATTAAATAGTTTGCTTTTGCTTGTGAATCTTCTTTTGTTGCTAAACCTGGTCCATTAATTAAAATATCAACATCAATGTCTTCTTTATTTCTAAACAAGTCATATGAAGTAATTAAATCAGAAAGTGTTGCCTTAAATCCATTACCATCTGCTGCAGATGCTGAAGAATAATCTAAACCACCACCTAAAGTATATGTTTTATTTCCGATTGCACTAAAAGTAATTCCTTGTGCGTTTTGTCCCCAAATTCCGTCAGAAATTTCAAAAGATCCATATGTATCATCATTAACTTCAAACCCAACTGCTGTAGGATAAGTACCTTGAACAGTATCATTTGCGTTTGAAGGGCTATATCCAGCAAACAAATATGCAGATAATGTTGCTAAGTAATCTTTATAATAAATGTTTTGAGGAGCATTCGCAGAAGAAACTGCGTCTTTTGCTTTAGAGAGATTTGTATGTCTTTCGAGGATATTTCCTTTAATTCCAGTGATATCTCCATTATCGTCAACAATGACTACGTGTAAAGCATCTCCTTTGCCTGTACGATCAGAAACATACTGATTAGTTGCTGGTTTATCGGCAATTGATTTCCAATAAATTGTACTATTTGTTAATCCTAAAGTTTGTGTGCCATACCAATCTTCGGCAGAAGTAAGAGTTACTCCTGAAGTTGTAACAATACCTGTGTTTTGTTGAACAAAGTTTACATTTCTGGTAGTTTTAAATTCAAAGTCACTCCCTTCCCTGTATGAAACATTTGTTACAGTTCCAGCAGTGGATACTCTGGAAACAACTTTAACGGTGAATGAACTATTTCCACTGCTTGAGTCAGTTGTAACACCAGTAATAATACCTTTCAGATAACCATTAAAGAGTGATGTTGTTCCAGTTCCTGGTAAAACAACATTGGTTAGATTACAAGTAACTCCATTACCAACAATCACTCCTCTATTTGCTGGGTCGGTTGTATTAATACCAAGTGTTTGGTCGGCAAAATCATCAATGTAGCAGACTTTTAGATTATTTGCCCATTTGCCTGGGTTTTTTGCTGCATAATAAAAGTTAGTTGCATTTTCATAATTTTGAACATAGTCATCATAATTTTTGATTTTGGCACTTGTAGTGTTTGCAATACCAACACCTGCATTTGCATTATTCAGAGTGCTTCCATTCGTTCTTACGATTTGAAGAATTCCTGTGTAAGAAAGGAATGAAGATGCTGACATCCAATATTCATATTGATTGTCTGTTGAAATAGGTTTACCAAAAACTGAGAGCAATTCCTGCTCATTAGTAATCGTTATTGGAAAATCTACAGGTCCTTTTTGGAAAGGTCCGGCAATTGCGCCAGCACTTACTCCAAAATTATCTGCTCTTCCAACGGTCAGATCAACCTCTCTGACCAATACTCCAGGTGAAACAAGAGCTACTGCCATTTTTTTCTCCGAAGAAGTCTCAAATTCTCTAAAAATTATTTATAAAAAGGTTTTCTTTCAATAGCCGAAACAATGCACGAACATTTTTACCAGTCGGGATATTCCCATTTTTCAAGAATTTTAGATGTCTTTCTTTTGATAGTTACTCTTTTGATGGTACATTCTTTGCACTCATAAGAATATGAGGATGCTTGATATTTATTTTTCCTTGATTGATAAAATCCATCAATTAAGTCTTTTGTTTGCCCACAACTTTTGCAAGTCCTTTCCGTTAGATAAAGGTGCTCCAATTCAAAATGATCATCTACTTTCATTACGTCAAATAATCCCACATATAAGCACGATCTCCATATTCATCAGTGAACCATCTATCTCCATCTTTATCAACGAATTCTGTCTCATCATCTACGCCATTTAAAATAAATCCAAAAGGTGCCATGTCTTGTTCAATTTGATTTTTTTGTTCTTCATATATTCTTTTACGAACATCATTATCTGTCATTTCTTTAAAATAATCCTGAGCAACCAACCAAGCAAAAATAACAAGACACATTGCTAAGTCATCATTGCAACCTTCTTCTGCTTCAAAAGATTGATTTTTTTGGGTAAAGGTTGTTAACTCACTGATAATATCATAATCGCAAGTTAACAGTTTATCGTCTTCTATTAATAATTTTAAATTAGAACAACCAAGTTTTTTAACAGATTTGGTCATTCTAACTCCAAGTTGTGATCGTTTTCCCGAAAATCCAGACCCAACAATTTGACCAGCTCTACCTCGCATAGAGCACATTAAAATATTTTCGTATTCTAAGTCGTAGTGTAGAATTGAAGCCACTTGATCTCCAATATCATTAACTTCAACTATAACATAAGCTTTATTGTATGATTTTGCCATTTCCAGAATAATATTGGGAAATAACATTGGTTTTATTTCATTATTCCTATACACTGCCACTACTTTATATGGAATATTTGTTATATCAAAAACTAAAAAAGCAGAATAATCATTTCCAATTCCTCGGGCAACGTCAACACTAATTAAATAGTTGTTATCTTGCTTTGGTTCTTCATAAACAGATAATCCTTTATTGCGTTTAAGAGGATCATTATAAACAAGATTTCTTAGTTTGGATACATTAATTAAAGTATCAACAGATCCTAAAAATTCACATTCAAACTCAACTTTAAATTGTTGTTCTGAAGTATTTGCTATTGTTTGTTCTTTCCACTTTGCATCACGACCAGGAACTTCTGACCAATGCACATCAGTTGTAATAAACTCACTTCTACCTCTTTCGGCATCATGCCACATTCTATAAAAGTGATTCATACCTTTTGGGGTAGAAACAATAATTACTTTTGTAGATTTACCTGCAGAAATTGTCGGATATACTGAACTAAAAAACTCATCTGCAATATGATTTGGGACAAACGCAAATTCATC